TAAGTCTAAAGAAGCACCTGATTGAGTAACGTTAGATTTACCTAAAGAATTAAGTTTAGCTAAGATTAAGTTGTTGATTGACTGAGTTAATTCGTTAGTTAATACTGACTCAACTTGAGCAACAGCATCTACACCGAATTGTTTAAGATCTTGTACTTGTTCTCTAGTAACTGCAGCAGCAACTTGGAAAGTTTCAGCAGCAACGCTTTTTGAGAATAAAGAAAGACCCATAACTTTGTCAGGAGTTTGTTCACCTGCACCTCTTGAGAATGGGTTACCATCTTCGTCAGCAGCAGCGAATCCTTTAATATGATCTTCTAAACCTTTTACTAATTCTACTGCTTTTACGATAGCGTTACCTGCACCGTCAGTTGAAGTATCTAATTCGTTGATTGCATCAGCAACAGAACCTGAAGTAGAAGCTGCTTCAGCAACTTTATAGATATCCATGTTGTCAATTCTAGAAGAACCGATCCAAGTGAAAGTAAATCCACCTGATGATTCGTTACCATTTACCTCAGCTTTAGCAGCGTCAGTTTTGATGTAAGTTGGAGCAACATCTCCAGCTAATTTACCACCTTCGTAAACGAAGTCTAAGTAAGATAAAAGACCCATTGGTCCAGCCATTGGTACAACTGGTACTAAGTCTAAACCTATAGTTTGTGCAGCAACTTGCATTGCTAATGGTAATAATGTAGGAGCTTTATCACCTGAACCGTCTGCAGCTGCAGAAGGTAAAGATACATCACCCATACCGTAGATGTTACCAGCAGTCCCTAAAGACATGATGTGTGCATCTTCGTAAAGTTTGTGGTTATGACAGTATTCTGACATCCACGCTAGTTTTTCTGCTTCGTTGATACCTGTAGCTGATTCGATGATCGGAGCCCAAGTTTCTCTAACTTCTGCAGAGTTAATTAAATTTGCCATTTTATTATTTGTTTTTTTTTAATGGTTGTTTAAATTTGATCGATTGAACGATCTTCTCGATGTTTGTCAGATTTTTTCTTCTTATCTGATTATCGATATACTATATATTGTTATTATATTTACGTTTTTTACGTTTTTCCTAAAATATTAAGATACTACTTGTTAAATCTCTTGTTAATAGACTTCTTAACATCAGTTAAATCGTATAAAGGTTTCTTATCTTCAATAACAGGAGCAGCTTCATTTACTGTCTCTACTTTTTCCATAACTACAGCAACATCTCTAAGATCTCTAGTTTGCCAGAAGTTTCTTACTTGGTAAGCAGTTTCTAGTTTATGGTATTTAGATTGAGCTAAAAGAGCTGTTTTCTTGTTATCTGATAATTTAGACCATGTTTCTTTATATTCTTCTGGCATCATTTCAATAACATTAGGTTCGTTAGTTTTAACGCTATTTAATAATGAAGAGTTCCATAATGTAAGAATTTGTCCTTCAGTTAAGAATCCTTTTCCTTCGATTGATTTTAATACTTTAGATTGATCTTCAGTATTTAATTCGTTGTATTCTGCTTTCTTAGCTTCAGAAATAAATCTAAAGAAATGAGGGTTAGTATTTTCTTTAACAGTTGCTTTTTCGATTAAAGCAGATAATTTAGAACTAATTTCAGATTTGTAAGCATCTAATGCATCTACTGTTTCAGTTTCTTCTATTGCTTCAGTTTCTTCTTCTTCAGTTTCTTCTACTGCTTCAGTTTCTTCTTCAGTTTCTTCTACTGCTTCAGTTTCTTCTACGAATTCTTCTGCATTTTCTTTATCTTCAGCATCAACGTCTTCAACTTTATAAGTTTCTCCGTCTACTGTAAATTCTTTTTCTCCGTCTGCGATTGCCTTTGCTCTTGCAGCACCAAATGCATTTCCTTCTTCAACGTCTTCTTCTTCAGTTTCTTCAACTGCTTCAACGTCTTCTTCTTCAGAAATTTCTTCGTCACCTGCATCGTCAACTGTGTCTTCTAATTCGTCTTCTAACTCGTCAGATTTGTCTTCAACTTCTGCACCATGATCTAATTCATTATCTTCAGCATCAACTGTAGGTTCAGTAACATCCGTAGAATCGTCTTCTGCTTCAATTTCTTCAACTTCTTTACCAGCTTCATCTTCTAGTAATAAGTTAGAATTAACTGTTTCTGCAACGTATTCTGCGTATTCAGTAACTTTTTCTAAATTTTCTTTTAAGTATTCAATATACTTTAATAAGCCTTCATGAGTAGTTGCACCTTCATTATAAGATTCTGCTAAATAATTAGTATAGTCTTTAATTGATTCAACACCTTCAGCAACATGCTCAGTATATGCAACGCTATTATCTAATTTCTCAGATATTTCGTTATTTGTAGTTATTGTATTATCTAAGTTTTCAGCAAGGTATGCAGAATACTCGATAGTCTTTTCTAATTTCTCAGCAAGATAGTTTGAATATTCTTTAACGCTTTCAACTTCAGACTTTACAGATTCATCACTATTTAAAGATTCCATTCCCTCTTTAATAGTTTTTATTTCGCTTGATAAATACTGTGAATATTTATTAAAATCATCAGTACTTACGAATTTTGATTCAGCCATTTTGTTTTCAGTTTTATTTTCGGTTGTTAAAAGTTCTTTTGTATTTCCAATTTCATAAATTTGAATGCTAGAATCGTTATCAAATCCGAAAGATTCGTTAACTCTTTTTAATTCAGCATTTTCAAAGCCAGGATCTGCAACTAAATCATAAGTGAATAATTGCTTAATTTTAACAGTCCCGTTAGATTCAACTGTACCAGCTGCTCTAGATGAAATTTGTAAAGGAACACCAGCATCAACCAAAGCTTTAGCCTGACGACCAGCTTCAGTATCAAGTAATCTGATTTTACCTTTTACTTGTTTTGTTTCGCTATCATAGGATAATTCTTCAATAACGTGAGATACGTTTTTTAAAGATACATCAAATGTTTGTGGGTGATCTAATTCTCCTAAAAGTTTAGAAGAACCTATTTTAGATTGAAGAGCTTCAATTTGTGGAACATATTCTGACTCAGTATAGATTCTATTATTTCTATTCTTTTTGTCAATTTCTCCAAATATACCTTCAAGGACATAAGCCCCATCACCATCTTGTTTGAATTCTAATTCACTAGAAGATCTTTCTAGGATTAATAGATTGTTTTTTGTATTCATATATTTTAATACTATGTTTGTTGTTTATATATCTTTTGAAGAATAATGATTTTTCATTTTTTCTATATTTCTAAATCTCCTAGCTCATCTTCTAAGCCTCCAGCACCTTCTTCGCCACCTTCTTCCTTCTTAGCAGCTTCTTCCTCCTCAGTTTCCTTAGCCTTTACTTCTGTTTCAACTTCTAAATAATAAGTGACTAGAGTTTGCATATCTTCTTCGGTAAATGCGTTATTACCGTATTCTTTATAAAAATATTCTTTGAATTCTTTCTCTGTTTTACTTGTATTTATTACTCCTATAATTTCAGCAGATTTAATCTTTTCACCTGAATCTAAAAGAATATCATCTACTATTACATCTGAATCGTCTCCGACTTCTAGTGCATCTTCTGTTAAATTAGAGTAGTTTTTAAATGTTTTTAAGTGTTTCATTGCTAATTATATATTCTTTTTTCTAGAATCCCATGTCCATAGGGTCCACCTCAGGTTCTTCTGCTTCTTCAGAAGCTTGTCTTTGTTTATAAGCTTCGTTTGCAGCTTTATCGTCAGGGGATAATTTTAAATATCTGTCTACTAAGAATTCCATATCAAAGTAAGGCATTTCTTCCATAGTAACTGGATCTGTTTTCATTAGAGAATCTTGCATTGTAGATATAAAGTCTAATCGTTTCTCCATGATTTCCATTTGTTTTAATTCAGCAAACATATTCTCTTCATTAAATTGAATAGCTATTTGAGTTCTAAAACCTGCATCATCTTTAAATTCAGGAAATTTAAGACACATTTGTAACCATAGGGGTTTTACTAAAATTTCTTGGAAAGAAGAACGTAATCTTTTGATAAATTTAGAAAACTTAATTTCATCTCTAATCATACCATCAGCTGCAAGGTTAAAGTCACCTCCACCGTCTTCGTACATGAATCTATTGAATGGTATTTTAGAAACCATTTTTAATTTATCATTAAAATATTTAAGTGCTTCTGTATCTGATAATTCCGGACCGTCTCCTCCTAAAGTTTCAATCTCTGGAGATTCTCCTTCTTTAGATGGTAACCAATATTCTTTGTTAAATTGGAGCATTGGTTTTCCATTAGTTGCTAATGTAGCTGAATCCCAATCAAAATCTACAACTTCTTTATAGTTACCCATTAATTGAGCAAGAGATTGTTTAGCCCTTGTTTTAGATTTACCGCCAACTGGAATAATAAACTTCATTCTATATGATGAGTTTGTAACCGCCCAGATAACTCTAGTATGTTCCATTATTCTCATCAGGTTAAATGATCTTATAAGTCTTTCTAAGTAACTTACTCTCGAGGCAGTGGTTATTGAAGAATAAGAAAGATAGATAATCTGTGAATCATACAGGACTCTCTCCTTAACAGGATCGTCCTTAAATTGAATCCACACTTTTTTACCATCATCTTTATTATATCCTGGCATTAGTGTAATAGGATCTATTTCTTTAAATCCTATAATCTGATCTTGATCTGGACTATAGATAATTTCAAAAGAAAGATATCCATCAATTAAGAATTTTCTAAAGAAGTACCATGCTGATTGATCTTGATTAAATCCAAAATATTGGTATAAATCTCTGTATGATTTATTTAAGTACTTTGTAACTTCTTCTGAAACATCCATTCCTATAAGTTCTGGATTTCCAATAAAGTTCTTATTGTCATATACTATCGATTCGTCACATAGAATATCTAATATATCTTCTATTTCATCATGTGTGGAAAATCTTCTTAATTCGTCTCTTTTACCCTCATAACCCTGGTCAAAGAAAGGAATATTTTTTCTCATATTGGTATCTGCCATCGATAATGCGGCAAATGCTCCATACATATTATCGTCGTCTAGACCCATTTGATTCATTTGGCCGTAACCAAATTCATCTTCTACGGGACCTATTGCCTGAGATTGTCTTAAGACTAAATCATCATAATACATTCCGAAAGACGAGAGTCTTTTTAATGTATCACTTAAAGTGAATGATCTTTTACCAGTACTTAATGGTCCGTTTCTTTCTATAAATCCTGCCATGTGTTAAAATTACAATTGTATTATACTTCTCTTTATATATTCTTTTTTCTACGATGATCTTCAAATAATCTAATAAGCTGCTGTTTATCAATTCCCTGAAGAGAATCGAAGTCACATATTGCCATCTTACACCAATCTTTATAAGCTACTACAGCTTGATTAGTTTTTTTAGAAGGCTTATATCTTCTTATTGCAAAATCATATCCAAATGATTCAAGATATCGCTTTGCACCTTTATATGAAAATCTGGGTAAACCTTTTTGTTTTTTAGCGTCTTCCTTTTTAGAAGCGGATTTTATAGATGATTCGTATCTACCATATATCTCGTCTAAGAATTCTTCTCTAAATTTAGGAGGAAGCATTGTTATATTAATTCCTATGTCGTCTCCTTCATAAGGATCTAAGGCTAGAACAACAGGATTATCATCATACCATTTAATATCCTCTGTTATAGGGGTATATTCAAATACATACATTTTTCCTGGAACAAATCTAGATCGAGTCGATCCTACGCTTTTTTGTTTATTATCACTAAGGCATTTCTGAAACCATAACAATGACTCTTTCGAGGCTTTAGCCTTTCCTTTACCCTTTGTTAATTTTTTTATTTCTTCCTTAATATATCCCATCAATTGTCTTTGAATTTATTCTACCTTAATAAAACCCTGACCAACTGACCATGGCTCTTCCGCCCATATATTGATTGCTATAGCTCCTCTAGTTCCTTCTGTTACAGTGTCTACTCCATGAACAACTTCTCCTGGATTAAATATAACCAATCTATTTGGTCTAGTTTTAATTACTTCAGGAGATTCTTTTTCACCGTCAGTATATATAAGAAGGTCTCCTCCTTTAAAGGTAAAGCCGGGTGGGTAGTATACGCATCCTAAAATTGGAAACATTTTCTCTCCAGTTTTTTCTCTAAGGTGTACGTCATCGTCATAGTGTAATTCTAAATAGTTTCTTCTTCCATCTTCTCGAGCTGTTTGTAAACCTGTCCAATATTCAAAGCCATCTGCCTTAATGTCTAGTTTTAGGGGTAAATTAGTTTCCCATATATACTGTGCTAATCTTTGCTTTAGATTAGAAGCTGGTTTATTCCACCATCCTTTCCAATATGTATAATCTCCGGTGGGAATATAGAATGAATCTCCTTCTTCTGCGATTGCATTTAATAATTCTTGATCTTTTATAAAATCGTCAAATACTGTTATCATATTATTAATTTATTTGTGTTAGTGTAATCCACTTATTATTGTTTCTTCAGTAAGAACTATGAAGTTCCAATTTCTATCGGAACAAAATTCTTTAGCTGCATTATATTTATCCATATTTTTAACATACTGCTCTGCTAAAAATTTATATGATTTAAGAGCCTTCTTAGAATTTACTTTAGGGGGCTCTGGTTTTACTATCTGTTGCTTTGGTTTGATTTCTACTAGATATTCTTTAGTGGTTTTATCAGGCTGAATTGCCTTAAAATAAAAATCAGGATAATATTTTCTTTTGGTAGAATCCTGTCTAGACCAATATGGTATTTCAACTGGTTCACTTGACCACATACTTACCTTTTCATTTTTGTCACACCACATCATAAACTTACGTTCCCAGGAACTTCTATATATGATAGGAGTAGGTCCTGCATATTTAGAAGGATTATTAGGTTTAAAATAACCTTGATTGAATCCTGAATTTTTAGTTGGTTTGACATTCTTTATTGACATTAGATGCTATAAATTCCTGTTTGATTTTCAGAGTTGCCTGATCCTTTGTCTATAGATAGAGTTCCTTTGTATTTTTGAGGGTGAATCTTATTCCATCCTTTGGCATATCCTCTCTTTGCTATCTCTGTGAAATAAGCGAATGCATTTGGATATTTAGGATTGAAGTTTCTCCAATATTTTAAAAGGTCTAATATAGCGAATTGTAGACAATCGTTCCTATCATCTTCACTAACATACCTCATCCTATTGATCGCCTTTTCTGCCAAGAGAATTAGCATTTTTTCAGCATCTCTTGTTAATTTATCCTGTTCTTTTGAAAGGACCATTTGATCAAAGAGGTCTCTGTTATTTAAATAGTTTTTTGATTTTCTTCTTTTAGCCACAATGTTGTTGGTTTATTTATAGAGATTATACTCAAAAATGTTAAAAAGTTTATTAACCTAAAAAAGGGACCAATGGTCCCTTCTCTATTTTACGATGATACGTCTTATGCGTTTAAAGCTTCGATCTTATCTTCCCATACTTTAATCTCTGAATTAATTAAAGCATCAGCAGCTTTAATTTCTTCAATTGATTTATCAGCTTCAGCT